AAGGTCACCGTGTTCCAGGTGTTCACCCAGAACCCGCAGAGCGACCTGTTCTCCTCGTCCAGCTCGGAGATGTTCTTCCTCAGCTCCGAAATCTCCGCCTCGATCTGGTGGATCGCCTGCGCCTTCATCGCCTCGTTGAACCTCTCCTGCGCATCGGTCGCCATCGTGATGGACATGGCGGCGCGATCGATGGATATGCCGAGGTCGCCGTAGCGTCCCTTGAGCTGCCCGGCGAGCTTCTCGGCCTCCGCCATCTCAGCGTTGGAGAGGTTCTCCTTCTCGGCGAGCTGCTGGAGACGCTCCATCCGGAGCTGGTCGGTGGCCCTCAGCTGGTCGCCCTTGTCGCGGAGCTTCGACATCTCGTCCGCAAGGCTCGCCGTGTGCTTTGTGGCGGACGCCATGTAAGCACAGAGACCTCCCAGCGCCGCCACGATTGCGACGAGTACCCAAGTTATCGGTATCGCGCAGAACGCCGTCGCCGCAGCAGAGGCTGCGAGGTAGCCCGCCGCCACCACCTTGGTGGTCGCTGCGAGGGCGACGTTCGCTGTCGCCGCCACACCCGCCGTCAGCGCGGCTTTCGCGTGGCTGAGGGTCAACGCCCGTCCGACCGCCGCGAACGCAACGTGGGCCGCCGTAGCCGCCTTTGCCGCGATTGTGCCGATTGTCTCGGCCGCCGCGTGCGCCTTTGCGCTCACAGTCGCCGCGATATTGGCCGCATTGAGGCCCTTGAGGGCCTGCGTCACCGCAGTGAAGCGGCTTGCAATCGCCGATTTTGCGGCTGCAGCCGTTTCCGCGTTCGACATGAGGACGAGAGAAGCCGCTATCTGCTTCGCCCGGCTGTCTATCGGGAGGTTCAGGGCCGCAAGAAGCCGCGAAGTTCCCACCATGGCGGGGATTGCTGCGTTCCTGTAGTCCGCGAACGCCCTCGCCATGAGCGAAAACGAGCCCTGGACGGCGATTCCCTTGGAGACAAGCGCCGCCTGGACTCCCGCGAAGGCGGAGAACACCCCCGAAAGGGCGCCGATCCCGCCCGAAAGCACACGGCTCACGGTGCCTATCGTGAGCAATGCCGCCCCAAGTGTGGCTATCGAGCCCGCAGTCACCGCTATCGAGGAGACAAGTCCCTTGTTCGCCTCGATCCACTTGGTGAACGAGTTGATGACGGCGGTTATCCGCTCGACCATCGGCTTGATGGTAGAGTTGAGGGCTTCGCCCGTTGCGTTCATCGCGCCCTCTATGGCCGACTGGAAGAGGCGGAACGAGCCGCCTATCCCCGCATCCATCGCCCTCGCGGTCGCATCCGCCTGTCCGGATACGTCCTTGAGCTTCGCAAGGAACTCGTCGAGCTCGCCGATGTCCTTCGTGAGCGACATCCCGGACATCATGCCCCTGACGTCGAACACGTCCTTCATGAACGCGAGTCGCTCGGCGGTCGGGAGCTTCGATGTCGCAAGAGCGATGTCGCGCATCATCTCCGCCATCTTGCGGAGGTTTCCGTTCGCGTCCCTCGCCTCGACGCCGACCTCGCGGAGCGTCTTCTGGACCTTCACGTCGGCGAACTGCACATACGCCTTGCGGAGCGCTGTTCCCGCAAGCGACCCCTTGACGCCCATGTTGGCCATGACGCCAAGCGCCGCACACAGCTCGTCCAGGGATTCCCCCGCCGCTGCCGCCTGCGGCCCCGCCATCTTGAGTCCCTCGAAGAGGTCGGTCAAAGTCTGCGCGGAACCGTTCGCGGTCGCCGTAAGCACATCCGACACCTGCGTCATCTTCGAGGCCTCGAGGCCGAAGATGCGCATGGAGTTCGCGGCTATATCTGCACTTTCAGCAAGATCCGTGCCTGTCGCACGACTCAAATTCAAAACGGAGGAGATCGAGGCTTCAATCTCCCCCCGGTCGAATCCCATCCGACCAAGCGCGACCATCGCGTCAGCGACCTGCTGCGCGGTGAAGGACGTCTCCCGCCCCAGCCTCTGCGCCGTTTTCGTCAGCGACTCGAACGCCTCGCCCGTCGAGTTCGTGACGGCCTGCACGAGCCTCATCCTGTCGTCGAACCCCGCGAACGATTTCTCCGCGAGCGCGAACGGAAGCGATATCGCACCCCCGATGGCCAGCATCTCGCGCCCCATCGCCGTGCAGGACTTGGAGAAGGAGCGAAGCTCGGCCTGCGCCTCGCCGAGACTCCTGCGGAGCTTCGAGGAATCGGCGGTCACTTCGACGTATGCGCGTCCCGCCTTAATGTTCGCCGTCGCCGACATGATACTCCTCCTTTCACTTCTCCTCTTCAAGGAACACGCCCGCCGCGTGTTCCAGCATGCCGAGCCGCTCCCGGCATTCGTACTCCTCGCCGTGGTTCTCCCTGAGCCACATTGCAACTTCGCGGATCTCCTCCGCGAGTATCTTTAGGCGCTCTACCGCATATGCGGAATTCACGATGTCCGTCATCTGGCGCCTCCCCTGCAGAACGCAGCCTTGAGAGCCTCCTTCATCTCCTCGCCGCGAAGGACTATCTTCGGCGGCACCGGCGCGAAAGGGTTGAAGTCCGAGGGCTTGAACGGCTTTCCCTTCTTCGGATCGCGATTAAGGTTCGCCATGAGCGCCATCTGCGAGGATACCATCCCCCACTCGAACTTAGCCCGCCCTTCCGCCATGAGCCCCAGCTCCCTCAAGGTGAGGGGACCGGGGTCGACTCCGCAGATTCCGGCGAGCCGGGCTGCGGTCTCAAGGAGGTCTTCATACGCTCCTCGAACTCCGGGCTCGAGAGAGCCTTCTCGAGCACATAGAGGTTCTCCGTCTCGAACCTCCTTGCGAGGTCGACCGCTTTCCTGAGGAAGAGCCGCCTCGCCCCCGGGAAAAAATCGACGAGCTCGTCCAGGAACGCCCTGGTCGCCTCCGCGATGGACTCGCCGGCCAACGAGCTTCCGAAGTCCTCGTCGGTCACTCCCGCCGACTTCGCCTGCCCCTCGCAGAGAACCCACAGGATGTCGACGAGGAGGATGGGGTCGTTGGCCACGCGATCCAGCGTGTCCGTCGCGACCGCCCCGTCCTTGCCTGTCGATATGATGTTCACAAGGTCGATTCCGAGGATGTCCCTCACGCGCTTCATCTGGCGGACGTTGAGCTCGATGTCCCAAGTCCTGCCTTTCGTGTCGGTAAAACGTCTCATTCCCCTTCTCCTTTCTTAGCGTCATCAGCCGCCGTTGCCGCTTCCGTCCTTCCATGTCGGCGCGCGCGTCACCAAGGTCGGCTTGCAGGTGACGGATACGGTCAATGCCTCCTCCAGCGGCTCGGAACGCGAGAACGACGTCACGACGAAGTCCGCGTCCAGCCCGTTGCCGTCGCCGTCCGAGGCAAAGAGCGCGATGGCGGAGTTGTTGAAGTATGCGTTCTTGATCGCCTTGAACCCGTTGTCCGACGTGTCCCAGACCATCTCGAACTCGAGGCTCGCGTCCTTCAACGTCGCAGCCGTGATTCGCCAGCCCTCGGCGGCGCGGGTCGTGATGTCGGCTTCGCCCGTCTCCAGCGTGAGCGTCACATCCTTGCAGTTCGCCATCTCGGAGTTGGCGGTCTGCCCCGCCGCTCCGTGGAATAGCTTTGCGTCCAATCCAAGCTTGTATGCCATTTTATGGTTCTCCTTCTGTTTGTCTGTAAATCACTTGACCGCGTCCTTCCACATCTTTGCGACGTGGGGCGCGGACTCCTTCAAGGCGGGACCCATGAGCGGGCGCTTCGGGTAGCGCTCGCGCCTGTACTTCCCGCCGAACTCGTGCGCTGCCATCGAGGGGCCGACGAAGTTGAAGCCGGGTCCTACGAGAACCGACCTGTCGCCATCCGAGCCGAAGAGTATCGCCCGCTTGAGGAGGCCCTTGCGCGAATGCGGAGGCGACCCCGGCGGCGACGCCTTGGGGCTCGTCACGACTTTCCTCTGGGCTACGCGGCGGACATAAGCCCCCGCTCGGCGGAGGATGTCGCGGCTCGCCCTCGCGATCCTCGCGACAAGCCCATCCTCGTCGAAATCAAGCTCGCACTTCATGGGAGTTCACCTCCTTGAAGAGGAGTTCGATGACGCCCGTGAACTGCCGCCTGTCCCTCATGTGGTCCGGGACGTACAGCGGCGCATGGTTCGCCTCGACGCACTTCGCGCCCCTTATCGTGCGGTGCAGGAAGTGCAAGGCGAGCGTCTGCACATAGCTGACGAGGTCGACCAGATCGTCCTCGGTCGCCTTTCTGAGGACACCCACCTGCACGGTGAGAAGATCCTCGCGGAATCCGCGCGCAAGCATCCTGTGCCTGATGCCGACGGGGACGACCACGATTCGCGTCCTCTCCTTGATGTCCCTCAGCGCAAACTCCGGCGCGAGCTCGACTTCGGCCTCTCCGATGTCCTCGGCGACGCCCTGCGCAAGTCCCATGATGTCGACCATCTTGACTCCTCCTACTGCATTCCCTTCACGACCTCGAAGACGAGCGACGCGACGGCGGAGAGGAGCGAGATTATCGCAGCCCCCATCGCCGCATGCAGGGTCTTCTGAAGGCCGGTCGCCGTGGCGCACGGAGGCGTGTGGTGCGCCCCGTCGGAGAAGTGCATCTTGACCATGCCCTTCAGCTCCGCGATGTCCATCCTCGCCCGAGTGAGCCCCTCCCAGAGTTCAGGGAACCCCGGCGGCATCTCCGCATGCTGCTGTTCGCCTGCTGCCATTGCTACTCACCTCCCGTGTGTTTGGCGTGAATCCTGTAGGCCGTGCGGAACGAATCGCTCCACCGCCAGCACGGTTCTCCGCCGGGCGCAAGGACTTCATATGTCCCCCCGAGGAACTCGATCTCGTCGCCGACCTGCGGCTCGGAGGCAAGCTGCCCTTTGGGGACTATGAAGTCCCGCGTCTCGATCCTCGTCCAGATTCCGCTCTCGTCCGTCGTGCGGAACACCGTCCGCCCCACCACGGCGCGGACCGGAAGCTTCTCGCCGCCGAGGGGCGTGTAGCCGATCTCGGCGGCGAGGCGCTCGATCTGGATCGCGCGCATGTGTTCGATTGCGGACTTGATCATGGCCTTAGTTGAGACCCTGCTGGAGCCTTACGACGACGAAGATGTCCGATGCGCCCGCATCGGCGACCGCGTGTCCGATCCTGAAGGAGCCGGACGTCCCGGCCGCGACAGCCTCCTTCGCGACAGGATTCCATCCGACCTCCGCGCCCTTCGCGAAGACGACGCCGGACGCCTTTGTCGTCTCGTAGACGCCCGTAAGCGCAAGCGCTCCGAGCTCTCCGGCCTTGATGTCGAGCTTCGCGACTCCGACGAGCTTCTCGGCTAGGACGATCAAGTCGCCCGCCGCGACATCGGCCACGGGCGTATGGTCTATCGCATCGCCCCTCTGAACATATCTTGCATCCATCTTAAGAGATCCTTTCTCGTTTGAAGATTAAGCGGCCCGTCCGCAGGGGCAGGGAAAGAAACAAGCAAAGAAACCTGCCTCCTGCGGCGCGGGCCAGAGAATGTTTAGGCCGCGGCCCCGTTGGACTTGACCATGCCGCGATGGTCCTGTTCGCGGATGCCCACGTCGAAGTAGACGCGGAACCAGATGCCGAGG